AAGGTGTGTGATGACGCACAGGTAAATGATAATACAGAGTTTATAGATTGATATGAACAGAATACAGAAATTAGAAGCTGAAATACAGAAGCTAAAGAAACAGGAAGCTGATAAGAAAAAGGCAAAATATCAATATCTCGTTGGAAAATGTATTCACATGGCGCATACTTCTTACGAAAAAATCACAGCGATAGTTAGGGTAAATACTGATGAAATCGGTGATGAAGTGGTATATGATTGTATACATATATATTTTGACAACAGAGAAGATGTAAGTAATAGTGATTCAAGCATCCAACTTGCATCTTACGCAAGTGAATACGTGAAACGGATTGAGAAAAATATCATAAGTCAAGAAGTTTTTGACAAGGCTATGGATGAATGTTTTGCGCATATTAAAAGAATGTCTATTAACGTATAACAAAGTAGAAAGTAACATAATGAGAACAATCAGATTCAGAGGTAAGCGCATCAAGGACGGAAAATGGATATGTGGAAATCTTGCCAATTATTCTTTTAATTTCCACTCGCTAAACATAAACAAAACTGTAATCTTTAAGAATATAGCAAGTTTCGAAACAGATAATTTCGGATTTGTTGTGGATGATTGTGAAGTTGCCAACGAGACAGTCGGACAGTTCACAGGGCTTCTCGATAGGAACGGTAAAGAGATTTATGAGGGAGATATTGTACAACTTGACTATATTACAACGGCTGGAAAACATCGCATAGGACTTTCATTTGAGGTTAAATGGTGCGCCAAAGAAGGGTGTTGGGTTGGATGGGATGGCTTTGTAGAAAATACTATTCAACAGACATGTAAAATGTTTGTAGTTAAAGGTAATATCTATGACAACCCAGAATTAATTAACGAATAACAAATCAGTCTTGAACTTTCTGATGAGAAGAGCGTTTTTGCACACATTTTTAATTCGTAGGACATGAATAGATATCAATATGCATTTCTATATGCCATTGTCTCCATCTTGTTGATGTCATTGGGATTGCTGGCTGTAGCCTTGCGCGATTAATTAACAAAAGATTCATATATGAAAACATTGAATGATTTTTTATGGTGGCTGTCTGTTGGTGGCATTCTAAATCGTTATTGGTCTGCCATTGAATATGCTTGTTGGGATAAGAAAATATTGCAATCCGATTTCATTAAACAGATGGATGCTAACAAGCCGGAAACTCTATTTGATTTACCAATAAAGTGTGGCTTTATCTTCTTCAAAGAAGCTAAGGGAAAGTATATTAATTATTTAAAAGATAAGTAAAAGAAAATAATGAACAGAATCAATCATGAACCACCAATTTTATTACAGATAATGAAAGGTGAATATTATGAGCACACATTGGAAATACTTTCAATGTGCTGTTAATTATTAACTCAAAACAAATTAATTATGAATAAATATGAGTAAAATAACAGTTGACAATTCAGAAGCTTATTGGGAACAGAATGCTAACTATCCTAATGACTATGACTTGATAAAAGTAGAGTATATTATGGGGAAAAGCATAATGTTTGATAAGTGGAAAACAAACATTTATGGATGGGTTCATGAAGTAATGGTCGGTGAAAATAGAGGAAAAATTGAAGCTGGTTATCCTACTCCATATGACGAGGAAACAGGTTCGGATGCTGTTTCTTTAGGTTACTTTGATAATGTTCAGGATGCAATGAAAGCTGTTTTGGAAAGTAATCATCCTGATTATAGTGGATATTATATTTAACGTATAACCCAAGATAAACATGAATAAGATAAAAATCGAAATTACTCCTAATGGTTGGGAGAGCACCGTAATCATTGACGGTAAAGAGTATAAAGAGAAGCATGTTGCAACAGGCTATGGTTCAGTAAGCGTTGAAGGTAGCTTTGAAAATGAAGAAGATATACCGGATGAGGTGTATGACGCTTTAAGTTCATCTTTTATTTTCGAGTGTATGCAGGCATTATCTTCTATCGGATAACCCTCAAAATTGAATAGAAAGGAGACAATATGCGTGAAGATATAATGTACGTTATCGTTTATCCTGATGGCCTTATTGTAATGAATACGCAGAAATATTTCAAAAGTTTCTGCATTAAAGAATGGTGTAAGGGGTGTTCCCGTACATGGAAGCAATGGTATAAGAGGGGCTATCGCTGTAAAAAAGTAAAAGTTACATTTGAAATAATTGATTAATAACAGTGCAGAAAGGAGACAATATGAAATTAACAAAAGAAGAAGATAAAGTAATTTGTAAGTTTTTAAAGAATGTATCGGATGAAGGCGGTGAAGGTCTGTTTAGATTAATGCAGTTTGTTCTTATGAAACTATCAGAAAGAGCTATTCGGATTAATGTTGGTGAAGTGGCTTTAAGTCAGACTTTGAATCACGAAGGTGAGAAATACCATACGCGTATGGCCATCCAATACTCTAAAGTGGGTGAAAAAACTTTGGAAGAACGTGCATACGAAATAGCTGACCGAATGCTCTTGTCTGGATCAGGTAACTGCGACCTCCGGGAGGAGTTAAAGAAAGCCATATTAGCTGGATATAACTTATATCATGAAGATTTCGATACCGAAGAATAATTCAATACAAAACAGAAAGGAGGTAAATAATGCCAATAAGTGAAGTGTATAATATGGACTGCATGGAATATATGAAAGGCATTCCAAATAAGTTTTTCGATTTGGCTGTCGTAGACCCTGAATATGGAATCGGGATAGCTAAGCGAAACGGAAGCATTGGACAGAAGAAAGGTCAAGGTAAAATAACCCGGTATAAAAGTAAAGATTGGGATTCAAAGCCGCCTGATAAAGAGTATTTCGATGAGCTGTTTCGGGTGAGTAAGAATCAAATAATATTTGGTGCTAACTATTTTAGCCGATGGATACCCCCGTCAATGGGATGGATTGTTTATGATAAGCTGCAGCCGGATGGCGTTACGTTTGCCATGGCTGAACTTGCATACACCTCCTTTAATATAAGCACAAAGATGTTCAGAACCAGTAGGGCGAATATGCAAAATTGCGTTTCAAACAATGCAAAAATAGCTATTAATTACGCAAAGAGACATGTGGCACAGAAACCAGTTCAGTTATATGCGTGGATATATAAGACTTATGCTAAGGCGGGTTGGAAGATATACGATTCACATCTTGGAAGTGGTACAAATAGAATTGCAGCGTATAAACTTGGTTTTGATTTTTTTGCTACCGAGAAAGATGTAGATATTTATAATGACCAAGAAGAATACTTCCGCCGCCAATGCTTTGGCGAAATAAAAACAGAGAAAGGAACTTTAATACAAACAAGCCTATTTGGCGTATAACTATGCCAACAATACTAAGAGAAACTTACCCAACAGCTAAAAAAGAACATAGGTGTGAATTTTGTTGCGAAAAGATTACGATAGGACAAAAATATGTCCGTCAGACAGATGTTTATGACGGAGTTGTGTATGACTTCATAACACACAAAGAATGTAAGGACGTAGCCCATGAATTGAGAATGTATGATGATTGTGATGATAGCGGTTTAGACGGTGAGTATTTTCGTGAGCAACTGAATGAATATGTATATGCTAATCATTACGATAATGAAGCGGATGATATCTGTTCTGATTGGCAACAGTTATCTCATCATGAGATAGCGAAGAAAGTATTGGAAGAATTAAAAAAGGAATAACCATGACTGAAGAATTTGTAAAATTAGAAACAGCAAAGCTGCTGAAAGAAAAAGGGTTTAGTGAAAATGTATTTACTTTTTATGAAGCAGATTCCATAGAAGGTGACATGAAACTGTCTGAAACTTACGACGAATCCGAGAATTTCAATGAAAAGGATGATTGTTTTTCTGCACCTACCCAATCTCTCACCCAAAAGTGGTTGAGGAACACTAAGTTCCTCCATATTGAAATAGGCTATATGTATGGAGACTATTGGCTTTACGATATTCTGACAATACCTACCCATGACCTGATAGGATTGGAGGACAGAACTCCTGTTCGTTACAGCACCTACGAGGAAGCATTGGAAGCCGGAATTCAGGAAGCGTTAAAACTTATATAGACAATATGAAAGAAAATAAAATAAAGATACTTCACAATGTGATAAGATATCCTGTCATGATTGTATCAATTCCTATTCAATGTATTGCCTTAGTATTAAAATACTTTGCCGATGGAGTGAATATGATATCTATATGGTGGGGGGAATTCTTAATCAAGAAGTTTAAATTATAAATGAAAATTATGTGGATTACAAAATATGGCAAAGTTTAATGATGAAATGATTCAGCAGTGTTCAGATTGGGTTCGTGAAAACGGGCTGATGGAGTATGGTGGAGCGAAGTTAAAGGACTTTTGCAAGCGCTTCGGCATAGATGCACAGACTTATTATAATTGGATGGAAAATTCGGACTTTTCGAATGCTATAAAAAAGGCAAAAGATGATTTCAAAAATGGTCTTGAACGTCGTATTGTATCTTCTATGGCCAATGCTGCCATTGGATATGAATACGAGCAGACATCAACCGAATACTATTTTGAAGGTAAAAAGAAAAAGATCAAAAAGGAGGTAAAGAAGAATATTCGTGTTGAACCGAATATCGGCGCCGGTATTTTCCTTTTAACGAATTTAGAACCAGATAGGTGGAAGAATAAGCAAAATACTGAGCATTCAGGTGAGATTTCGACAGGACTTAATATCATTGTTTCCAATGATGAAGATGCTAATTTGATAGAACAACTTAAAAATAAGGAATAATGATTGTTGTTAAGGTATACAGAGAGAGTTTGAAAGCTTATCTTTCTGGTGTTAGAACGATTGCTAACCGTGGAGGAACAAGATCAGGAAAAACATATTCTATTGTATCCTTACTTGTGTCTATTGCTGTCGGTAGTAAAAATGGAAAGGATATAAATATTGTATCTGAGAGCATGCCACATTTAAAAAGAGGAGCATTAAAAGATATTGATGATATTTTGTCTAATGAGGGACTTTTAAAAGACAGGGATTTTAAATTGAATTCTACTGATCATCAATATACGTTCAATAGTGGTAGTAGTATACGCTTTTTTTCAGTTGATGATTGGGGTAAGGTGAAAGGTGGGAGAAGGGATATATTATTCATTAATGAATGTAATCGTATTCCATATGAAACCTATAGACAATTGTCTGTTCGTACAAGGGAATGTGTATTTCTTGATTGGAATCCAGATTGCGAGTTTTGGTATGAATTAAAGGGGGTACAAGTTAAAGAAAATACTATAGAAGTACATTCTACATATAAAGACAATCCTTTTAATACCCCACAGCAAATTTCAGAAATAGAATCTCACAAAGACGATGATAATTGGTGGAGGGTCTACGGTCTTGGATTAACAGGTCGTTCTGTCGGAATTATATATTCAAGATGGAAGCAAGTTGATTCCATACCAGAAACTGCAAAGTTGATCGGTAGGGGAATGGATTTTGGTTTTACAACAGATCCTACTGCGATCGTTGATGTTTATCAATATGATGGGAAATTATGGGTGAATGAACATTGTTATGAGAGAGGTCTTACAAATGACCAAATTGCAGATAGACTTAGGGATAAAGACTGCGATGTTATTGCTGATTCTGCTGAACAAAAATCAATTCGTGAGATTTATAATTATGGAATAAAAAAAATAGAAGCGGCAAATAAGGGAGCAGATTCAATTCGTAATGGCATTCAGATTTTACAACGTTATGAGATATGTGTTACAAAGTCAAGTCTTAATTTAATATATGAACTTAGGAATTATAAGTGGAAAGAAGATAAAATAACCGGAGAATTGAGGAATGAACCTATTGATAGCAATAATCATGCGTTGGATGCATTACGTTATGTAGCACTTAATAAATTATCGGAAAGTTCAAAACCACGAGGTATTAGAGTTCGTAATTAGAAAAATAGAGCTTTTTATTTGATTATTTGATTTTTAGTATATATATTTGTGCGTGCAATAAAGTGTTATTGCATAATTGATTATTTGATTCTATTAAATAATTGATTTAATTAAATTGTAATTTATTGAAAAGGGTGAAGGGTTGACCCTGAGATATAACATATTAATAACTTTAATTTTTAAAAGTATGATTTGTACATGTCCAGCGGCACCAGCTTTGCCCGATATTCCAGAAGTGATCTGTTCCGAATCGTTAGGACAGATTCAAAAAGTTGCTTTCCAACGTCTTTATAAAGATGATGGAACAAGAAATAGTTTTAACGGTGAAGGTGATTCTCCAATGCCTATTACCGCACTTGCGTCTTGGACTCCATTATTGTCAGCGAATGACTCTACTAAAATTGTTGTTTCTCCGTACATTGAAGCACCGACAGCAGAAGCGGGCGCAGCACGTACCTTTGGTGGCGGAAATGAAACACTTGGAGGTATTGAAAAGAATATAGGCCGTGAGCCAACTCCGTTTACAGGAGTTATTCGCGAAGTACCACAAGCGGTAATTAAAGCACTTAAAGCATTACAGTGTGAAAGTCAAGCATCCAATTTGGGTGTTTATCTGTTTGATGGGAATGGTGCAGTGGGTGCTGATCAGGATGAAACAAATGAAAAAATTTATTATCCTATACCTGTTCGTTCACTGTTTATAGGAGATAAAACATTGGGCGGATTGGAAGCACCGGATAGCAATGCCATTTCATGGTCATTCTTGCCAAACTGGTCTGACAATCTCGCTATTATTGCCCCTGATTTTAATCCTTTGACTGCTCTTAGAATTGCTAAAAAATGAAGGCAAAGACAACAACAGTTACATTAAGATGTGATTCGTTGAATATCGAGAAAGAATTTGGAATCACCCATGCCGATAAGCTGCTGAGAATGCAGAATAACGGCGGGTGGTATTTACCGGCAAATTCAAGTTTTAAGTTTGACAAAGAGAATGGGTTTATCAATCGATCAAATAAGAAAAGAGATAACGGAACCTCAGAAAAGAGGAACGATATCGAGAGCAATAATCCAGCAAAACCGGATTAAATTCCATGCTCAGACATACGCTACTCCGATTATATCTCAGCCTGTTACTGACTTTCTTGCGATGGTTAGTAACATTCTTCCGCATGATAAATTTAAGATCTTTAAGACCCTTTTCCGTTATCCTATTCGCACGAATGAGGTAACGTCCATTTGCTTTGACAAGCTTTCTCGGATATTCGACGGTCGCAACCCTGCGTTCAATTACCAGTTCCTCAACAGTGACCAAAGGGATGATTGGGAATATTACCGGCAAGATGTCCTGCATGAACCAGAGGTTTGGAGTAAAAAAGGATGGGAGTTTTTCAAAACGGAGATAAACAGCATTCTTATTGTTGATTTGCCGGCAGAGCAATCTACCGGCAAATATCCAGAACCCTATTTCTATTGGCTTCCGATCGAAAGTGTAATCACTTATGAGGCAAATCCTACGACCGGAATAATGGATTTTATAATATTCCGTCAAGATTTTGGCCGTATTGCTGTAATCGACAGGGATAGTTACCGCATATTTCGGGAAGAAAAAAATAATATAGGGGAGCTGCTTGTTGAGAATCCTCATGATTTAGGTTATTGCCCGGCAAGATTCTTTTGGGATGAACCGGTTAATTTGAGGGAACCAGATATTAAGTTGAGTCCTCTAACTAAGGAATTGGAAGCATTGGATTGGTTCCTGTTCTTTCACATCAGCAAAAGACATCTTGATCTCTACGGTGCATACCCTATTTATTCCGGTTATGAACAGGCATGCGATTTTAGCAATGGAAATAATGGGGATTATTGCGATGGAGGATTTATCCGGGATAAGGATGGGCACTATAAGTTTGACCAGTTCGGTCTTGAACTTCTCCGGTGCCCTAAATGCGGAAATAAACGCATAGTTGGTGCCGGATCATTTGTTGAAATACCTATCCCGGGCGAAAAACAGCCTGATTTACATAATCCTGTTCAGATGCTTTCTGTTGACCGTAGCAGTCTTGATTATAATGTCGATGAAGAAAAAAGACTACGTGACGATATCATAACGGCTGTTGTCGGACAAAATGAGGAAGTAACGCAACGTGAAGCATTCAATGAACAGCAGGTGAAAGCCGCATTCGAAAGCCAAAGCACTGTCTTGAACCGTATTAAAAAGGGATTTGAATCCGCACAGCAATTTGTCGATGAGACCGTCTGTCGCTTGCGATATGGTAAACAATTTGTTTCAGCGAAAGTCAATTACGGTACTGAATTTTACCTGTATGATGCTAATGAATTGCGTCAAAGGTATAAATCGGCAAAAGAAGCAGGTGCGAGTGAGGGAGAATTGGATGCGTTGCAAAATCAGATCATAGAGACGGAATACCGGAATAATCCGACGCAGATGCAGCGAATGTTGATACTGTCAGAACTTGAACCTTATCGGCATTTGACCCGTACAGAGATTTTAGATCTCTATGGTAAGAATTTGATTAGTGAGGATGAACTGCGTATCAAGCTGAATTTTGCAAGCTATGTGCGACGATTCGAAAGAGAGAACATGAACATTCTTGAATTCGGCACACAGGTGCCTTTTGACAAAAAGATATCAGTAATAACTAATAAATTTTTTGATTATGCTCGTGAAAACAGGAGTCAACGGGGAGACTAAAGACGTGTCTATTTTTGACGTTACCCCGGAAAATTACATTGTTCCCAAAGGGGAAGAACATTTGTACCACTGCCTTATCGAAGTTAGAAAGTTCGATTCAGATACAGGTAAGAGATTGAGCACACCACGTGTTCAAGTGTTCGGTAAAAAAGCTTACGAAGAAGGTGTTTATCATAACTTGAAAAAGCATGGTCACACCATTACTGTATTGCACGATCCGAACGAATACTTAACTGCAAAGAAAGCAGAGGAAGCTGCAAAGGCAGAAGAAAAGGCTGCTAAAGAAGAGGAAGAGGCACGGCTTAAGGCAGAGGAGGAAGCCAGGATTGAAGAGGAACGGAAAAAAGCTGAGAAGGAAGCCCTGAAAGCGGAAATCCTTGCTGAATTGAAAGAGTCTGGCATTATTCAGGAAGCAAAGAAACCGGGCAGGCCTAAAAAGGAATCTTCTGAAGAAGCAGAAGAATAATATTAACCATAAATGATTAAAGGGTAAAATCATGGCATTAACAGTAGAAGTTTTAAAAGCAAATTCGGTATTGGCCGGATTGAGTGACGAACAGTTGGCAGCTATCACAACTTTGTCTGCAAATGACGAAAATAGCGTAATTGCTCAAAAAACGGGTAAGATATACGGTGACTTGGATGCCGATATTTTGTCTGTTACCGGTATTGCAAAGAATGGCACTGAAAAGACGTATGATTATGCGAAAAGGGTACTTGGTGAGTTCAAGACAAAGGCCGAAAGTGCCGTACAGCTACAGAGCACTATTGATACGCTGACAAAAGAAAAATCGCGTTTGGAAAAGGCTATCCAAGATGGTGCTTCCGATGCGGAGACCGCGAAGGCTTTGAAGCAGGCTAAAGCTGATCTTGCAGCTATTACAGGGCAATATAATGAGCTTAATACCAAATTCCAGAACGCTGAACAAAACCATCAAAAAGAACTGTTCGGTATCCGTGTGGAATCAACATTGCAAGCTGCTACGGCTAATTTGAAGTTTAAACCGGAGCTCCCGGGAAGTGTAACTAAGGTATTGCTTAGTCAAGCGACAGAGAAAATTAAAAACATGCATCCGGAACTGATCGATGACGGGAAAGGCGGTCAGATCATTGCGTTCAAAGATGAAAATGGCGCAATTATGCGTAATCCGAACAATCAATTGAATCCATTTACGGCTGATGAATTGATTCAACGTGAATTGGATATGATGGGGGTTTTGGATAAAGGCAGGCAACAAGTCGGTACCGGCACACAACCTCCTTCTGGTGTTACAGGTTCGGGTACTGTTATTAGCATAGCTGGTGCAAAGACAAGAACAGAAGCATATGATATGATTGCTTCAAGTCTTATGACGCAAGGACTGACAAATGGTTCTGCGGAATTCCAGACTGCTATGGATCAGGCATGGAAAGATAACAATATCTCTTCCCTTCCGGAGAAATAAAGAGAATAAGAAAGGGTAAAGGGTCAACCCGGTATTTATAACATTAAAAAAATATTTGATATGAGTTTAATTGCAACCAGATTACAGAATTGGCGTGTTGAAGATCCCGAATTTGACCGGAATATGACCCGCCCTTGCGAGTATGGCGCATTGGATTTTTTCGTAGAACAGACCGATGCACGTAATTCGATTATTAACCCCCGATTACGCGAACGTGCATTCGCTTCGATCGGTAATACCGTACAGATTCCTGTCATTAACTATGATGAGAATGTACAGGTGTCCAATGTTCGCTCATGTGTCATTGCTGATAATGAGAATACTTCTGCGCTGTATACCGTTACATGGGCTACTTACGCGGTAGGATTTACGATGGTGCCGGCTGCTTATATGAATAATGAAATCAGTTACGAACATGACTGGCTTCGCAAAATGGAGAAAATCAGTCGTGCTATGGCTAATGCTCTTGATTCAGCAGCAGTTGCACAATTGGAAGCTCAAAAGACGCAGGTTTTCAAATCTAAACTGAATTATACCGTAACCGGTAACGTGATTGAAGTTCCTACTCAGATGTCTACTGAAATCTTAGGTGATATTAACCCTATGATGCGTGCTAACTGTTATCCGGAACAGATTCACGTGATCGGAAATGCCGGTGTTGATGCACTTATTCGTAAATTGGCTCAGCATGGTATCTACAATGACGTCAACAAACGAATGGAATACGACAACAAGGTTATTCATTATACTAACAATGTCGTTGACGAATCCGGCAAAATGGGAACACTGTTCGCAGTAGTTGACGGGAATGTCGGAGTGCTTACCCGTGTTGACCGTGAAGCATTACGTCGTGCTCGTTCTAACTTCCACGAATGGGACGTAGTACGTATTCCGTTTGTTGATCTTCCGGTAGGTTCTCATTACTATACGGAAGTTGGTGACCAGTCTAAATTGTGGGGTGATGCAACGGCAGATTTGAATTGTGGTGTTAAAGAATTCTTCGGATTCTCAGTTGATGTTGCATTCTTGGTTGCATACAACAGTAATCCTGCAACTATCGCTAACCCGATCATCAAGGCTGAGATTGCTGCACGTGCAGATAATACTCCTTTGGGTATGCCTGTATATGTGACGAATGCTGCTCAGTTTTCGGCTTAAAAATTAGATATGACACAATGAAAGGGGATGGGATATTTGTCCTCATCCCCTTTATTTATTAAAGGGTATGTACAGGTTAAAAGAAATAGAACAGGCTTTGCTTAATGTTGTGGGATGGCAACAGGCTCTTAATCCTACACATCATATAGAAGAATCATTGACGCGTACCGATAGCGGATTGTACTTTCAAAATGCACATCCTCTTGTTACTCTCAATAATATATCGGCCATAATACCGGATGATTGGGGCTATCAGTATCCGAAATGGAACATGATTTCGCCTTATAGAAAAGGGGATATTGTGTCTCATAATAATATGCTGTGGATGGCTAAAATGGGCAATACTAACCAAGAACCAGCGGTTAGCGACTTTAACGGTGACTTTAGTCGTGATTATGGCAATCCTTTTTGGCAGCCTTTCAATATGCTATCCAGTTATCTTGAAAATCTGACAATAAACGGTATAGATACCGTTGTGCAAACCTTTACTCAAATGAAAGGTTTGGATAAGGAGACGAAAAATTTGTTGGAAAGACGTACACTCTTTGATGGTGCAGGACGTATACGTGCTACTTTGCAGAATTCTCATAAACTCGTAGGAATGGAAATTGTTCCTGTCCGTTCTATGGGAGTGACAACTAAAATAGAACGTATCGGGCTTCAAATGACCGGTGGTACCGGACTAATCAAGATGTATCTCTTCCATAGTTCGCAGATAGACCCTATCCGTACTTTCTATCTGAATTTTAATGTCACGAATGGAGGGTTCCAATGGTTCCCATTAAAAGATTGTTATCTGCCGTATATCAGTGACGGAAACAACTCCGGTGGTGCTTGGTATCTGGTATATAATCAAGACGAGCTACCACGTGGAATGGAAGCTGTCAATGTTTCAAAGGATTGGAGCCGTGAACCTTGTGGTACATGTAATATCGGTAGTGTGGAGACATGGAGACAGATTACTAAGTACATGCAGATATCTCCATTCATGTATAATGCACCTACTACATTTGAAGAATATCCGGAACTCTGGGATATTCCCGGAAACATCTATACCAATACGCTGAATTATGGTATTAATTGCGAGATAACGGTTGGCTGTGATCTTACTGATTTTATCATATCACAACGCCAGATATTTCAGACAGTGATACAAAGGCAGGTAGCCGCAATTGCATTGCGGACAATGGCTATGAATCCGGATGTACGCGTAAATCGAAATCAATCCAACGTGTCCCGTATGGATATTCTTTACGAACTTGACGGTAATACACAAGGTAGGCCGGGTGGATTAGGCTACGATTTAAAAAAGGCTTATGAAGCACTGAGTTTAGATACACAGGGATTAGATAGAATTTGCTTGTCATGTAATAATCACGGTGTTCGTTATCGTACAACATAATGGCGGGATTGCAGTCTATAATAGATTTGAAAAGTCGGGTAGTTACCTTTAATGAGGGGCTGGTTTCAGGCATGTATATCCAAAGGATCATTACGGATAACGAAGCTTATATAGTTGATATGAATGCTGAAATTCAGTTGTATGAAGAAGGGGTTAACAGGCTTGGGGTGAGTATTATGGATTATGCTCCATACCGGCCGTTGACTATAGCGATTAAGGAGGAGAAAGGACAACCAACCAACCGTGTGACATTGCGTGATACAGGTGATTTTGAAAGTAGCTTCTACATTGAAGTCGGTGACAGGCAATTTGAAATAAAAGCATCTGATTGGAAAACTGAAGCATTGATAAAGAAATACGGCCGTCAGATTCTCGGTCTTACGGATGAAAATATATTGAGCCTTATATGGGATTACATTTATCCGGATCTCATGAAAAAGGCAAAGGAAGTAATTTTAAATAAATAAAAATGGAACGTGTACCAATACCAAAGAATCCAGAATTATTCGATAGGGTGATATCCGATATACAGAAAGGGTTAGCTGATAATCTTCCGTGGCTGGATCATAGCTTCGGACGTGCAGAACGTCTTGTGAAGTCCATCAACGGAAAGAAATATTATACACCTGATGTATATGCAGGTGGCAATGATTATATACTGATTGCACCGGATGATAAAGTGTTGGGTAACTTTTCATTTTTTGTAATTGATGATCCGCAGGATGTGGATTGGATCACAGGCAGGCAATCTGACTATAAGGCTCAATTTTCGCTTATTGTATGGGTGGATATGCGTAGGGTTACCAATGAGGCTGACAATCGCAATACGGAAGCCGTAAAGTTTCAAATCATGCGTGCGTTGAATGGTGGTTTCTGGCTTAAATCTGGAAGTATTAAGATTAACCGTATATACGAACGTGCGGAGAATGTTTTTAAAGGATTTACATTCAACGAATTGGATAATCAATTTTTGATGCATCCATTTGCCGGATTCAGATTCGAAGGTGTGATGACGGTTAAAGAGACATGTTATAATCAATAGTAAATGAGTATGCAGGATTTTTTATATCATATGGTTATTGTCGCACTGTTGGCGACATTTATTCTTTCATTGTTGCGTAAATGGAGAGTTATTGAGTGGATGCAGGTTCACGGTAATGATTTCTTCTCAGAGATGGCATTGTGTAACTTTTGTCTGTCATGGTGGGTTTCTGTATTTCTGTCTGTTATTTGTGCAGTTATAACAGGCGATTTAACATCATTGTTAATACCTTTTTGTTCCACTCCATTAATCAAGTGTCTGTTATGAGAAAAATAGTACTTGCAAAGCATAAGGTTGAGTTATATGACAGTATTGATGAATTACCGATTGTCAGGTTTCATAAGTACAATAAAATGCTTCTTATAGATGCCGGTGTAGGTTCCGATCTGAGTGATTGGGACGCACATATGGAAAAAGTAGTAAGGTATTGCCGTTTAAACCAGCCGGATAAGGCTGAAAAGGAGATAGGAAACATCCGGCAGAACATCTATTTCATACAATCAGAAATAAGCCCGAAACATCTGGCATTTGCAGCATTGGTAAAAAGCATAGACGGAAAATTGGTAGATGATTTAACCGATGACGGATTACAGAAAGTGTTGGATCTGTTTGCAGAAGCGACGAATAAGGAACTGACCGACCATATGGAATCGGTCAAAAAAAAAATAGATGAAGAGATGCTACTGTATTTCCCCATGCTGTTTGATGATTCTACCGTGAAGGAGTATTATGATCTTTTGAGGGAAAGAACACTGCTAATGCTGAATAGTACCATTGAGGGAGTTGATAGAAGTAATGAAATCGATGATCTGACAGGTCAACTGATTACTTATACCAATCCTCAGTCTTTTTCCGGAACCGACAGTGTAGAAATACAGTATGATAAACAATTCGAAAATATGTGTCTTATGATTGCACAACATCTACATGTCAATGCAAAGAAGTACACTGTATTAGAATATTACAACGCATTTGAATTCATAAAGAAGTCTTTGAAGTCAAAAAACAAATCAAAATAAGATGGCAGATAACAATAATCCTATAAAATACAGTGATCTTATTAAGCCTGACAGTTCAATAACCGATCTGATCAAGCAATTAGAAGAATTGAAAGGCATATATGAGTCTGCTCTTGCGAAGGTGAAAAAAGAAGCGGAACAGCTTAGTAATTCCCTTAAAAAAGTATCCGGTGCAACAAAAGAGGGACGTGAAACTATTCGTAAAGCTTCTGAGGATGCAGAAAGATTATCTTATTCTCAATCAGAACTTACGGATTCTTTGAATGCTACAACAAAGGAATTGAATCTGTTAAAGTCAGTTCAGCAACAACAGAATTCGATTAGTAAATCTGCTGAAAATTCCAATAAGTCATTAGGGGCTTCTTATGAAAAATTGAATTCGGATACGAATAAATTAACCCGTTCTATCGATGAATTGTATACTGCATTGTCAGATGTAGAAAAGACGAATTACGATGCATTCATAAAAAAGGGTGAAAATGGGATGGCTTCATATTCGGATGTAATAAATAAGGCATCTTCTAATGTTGCCCGGCTGACATCTATCTCTGATCAACTGAATGCGTCTTTTGATTCCGGTGATTTGAGCATAGATGATTATCGTGCTGCTATGGAAAGAGTAAATGCCGGTCTGCAAAAGGCTGACTCTGTAATGAACAAATTTCAAGAATCACAAAGGGGTGTTGATGATGAAAATGGAAGGTTACAGGAGTCTTTTTATGGTCTTGATACGAATATGCAAAATTTGTTCAAGAATCTTATTGAGCTTCAGCAGGAACAGGTAAATACCAAATCTTCATTGAAGGAACTTAACAAAGAATATGATTCTGGGAAGATTTCTGAGAATGAATTCATAGAAAGGGCAGCGGCTCTGACTTCTGTTATGGATGGTCAAAAAGATGCTATAAAGAAAACTCAGACGCAAATTAAACTTCTTAATCAGTTGAATACAAGTACTGCGGGAAGTTATGAACATTTAAGTGCTCAGTACTCATTGAACAAAATAGTTCTGAATGGATTATCTGATGAATACCGGAAAAGCACGGAAGAAGGGCGTAAATTGGTTGCTGAGACGGACGCATTGTATCAAGAAATGAAGAGACTACAGGAAGAAACAGGAAAGACAAGTCTAAATGTAGGAAATTATTCTGCTGATGCACAAAAGTTGACAACGCAAATTGAGAATCAAACTAAGCAGTTGGCATTATTACGTCTTGAGGGTAAACAAAATACAGAAGAATACCAACGGTTATCGAGAGAAACAGCCATTTTAAGGGATGCTCTTAAAGATGCTACGGCAGAGGTAAACAATATGGCTTCCGATACTTCTAACTTGGATGCTGTGTTAGGTGCTGCCAGTGCTGCATCTGGTGGATTTTCTGCCTATACTGGTATAATGGAATTAGCCGGTGTTGAAAGTGAAAATGTAGAAAAGGCACAAAAAAAGTTGCAAGCTGCAATAGCGGTAACGACAGGTGTTCAAGCTATTCAAAATTCAATTCAGAAGCAATCCGCATTAATGCTTGGAATATCCCGATTACAACAAACGGCTTTAACGAAGGCTAAAGTATATGATCGTCTTGTAACTATGCAGGGAACCAAAGCTACTATATCTGCAACTGTAGCTCAGAAGGCATTTAATCTTATTGCAAATGCTAATCCTTATGTTCTGTTGGCCACTGCGTTAGTAACTGTGGTGGGTGCGTTAAGATCGTTTTCTATGGGGACAAAGGATGCTGCGGAGAAACAAAAAAGACTCAATGAATACCAAAAAGCATATTCAGATTATTTGGAAAAAGAGAGTGAAGAAATGAATCGTACCATTTATGAACGTATCACTCGATTGGAACAAGAATTAAGTATTGCCAAAGCACGTAATGCAGGTCTTATTGAGATACGTAAAATAGAGGATGAAATATTGTTGCTACGTACCAAAGCTCACAATAAATCAGTTGGTTATTATTCGGATGAATTGAGGAATTTGGAATTGAACCGGTATAAATTAGAGCAATTTCGGGACTTATTGATTAATTTACAAAATTTACAAAAGGATGATATTAAAACAACATATATTGATGTTGATTTGGATGGAAAAATTGAAAAAGTAAAAGTTGACAAAGCGATTGAAAATGTACAAGGTCAAATTGATAAATTGGGACATGATGTTGAGCTTGGTGTCAATTTGGAAACAAAAGGAATGGAATTGGATACACTGATTAAAGCCCAATATGAACAACGGAAGCAGGAAGATAAGAATATTGCAAAACAAGAAACCGATATTCTTCGTAAAGCAGAAGATATTAGAATATCTCTTATTAAAAACAGCTTTGACCAACAGAGATCACAACGAAAAGCGGCAAATGCCCGTTCGATAGCAGATATAAAATATCAGTTGGAGACAGATAATAATCTTACGGAAAAGGCAAGAAAATCATTGAATGATTCGATAATATCTTTACGTAAGCAATTGGATAACGAATTAAAGGAAATTGACAAACAACAAAATGCATCAGAACTGGCAACTATTAGATTGACCGAAGATGCCAAGATTGCATTGTTGGAAGAGGGTGCAGATAAGCAAAGAGAACTGTTGAGAGTATCTTATGAAAGACAGATACAGGATCTTACCAACAGTTTGAATATTGAAAGGGATTCATTGACTGAAATACAAAAAAATGAAATGGAATCCCGTTTAGGTTATCTTCGTGACCAATACACAAAGGATCTTAATCAATTGGAAGATCAGATAACATCAGATATGTTACAAAAAGAATCTGACCGGATACAATTAGAATTGGAAGCTGTAGAGGAAGGTTCTGAAAAGGAAATTGACCTACGTATTAAGCTTTTGCAGAACCAACGTAAAATAGAGTTGGCACAAAATAGGTTATTGTCGAAAGAAATGAGACAAAGCGAAGCAGATATAAATGCCAAATACGATGCTCAGATTGTAAAAGAATTGAAGGCTTTCGGTATGGATAAGATTGCTTTGAATAATGAGCTTGCTGTGTCTGAAATCAATGCATTAAAAATATCTGAAAAGGAAAAAACAAAATTAATTCTTGAAGAAACAAAGAAAAGGTTAAAGGCTGAATTAGCGTTAGAGACAAAACCTGATGGTACCCTTACAGAAAGAGGTAAGATTATAGCAAATCAGATAAAGGAAATAGACAATGAGATAGATAAAACTTCTAAACCTTCAAATATTTATGAGCTTTTCGGGTTGAATTTAACTTCAGAACAAGAACAGGCTATCAGTACAGCCGCACAATATGCCATAGATGCTATAAATTCAATTGCAGATGCAAAGGTTCAGGCGGCAGAAAGGGCAGTCGAAGCGGCAGACCGTGAGGTTGAAGCTGCTCAAAATGCTTTGGATGCGGAACGTGAAGCTCGTGCAAATGGGTATGCGTCAAATGTTGAGCAAGCTCAGAAAGAGTTGGATTTAGCGAAGAAGAATCAAGAAAAAGCATTGAAAGAGCAAGCCAAAGCACAGAAGCAACAGGAAGCGATCAATAGTTTAGAGCAGGCAAGCAATCTTGTTACTGCAAGTGCTGGCATATTCAAGTCCTTTTCCGGTGTTGGTATTTGGGGGATTCCTGCTGCAATCGCCATGATCGCTACCATGTGGGGTGCGTTTGCTGCTGCAAAGATAAAAGCGTCTCAACTAACAAAAGGCAGTGAAGAAAAGTATGGTGATGGTACAGTAGAATTGTTACAGGGTGGTTCTCATCAGTCGGGCAATGATGTTGATCTTGGAACAAAACCGGATGGTACCCGTAGACGTGCGGAAGGTGGTGAATTCTTTGCCGTTATCAATAAGAGAAATTCGCGTAGGTTTCGTAAGGTTATTCCTGATGTTATAAAATCCTTGAACAACGGAACATTTACCGATAAGTATTTAGCTGCATATGACGGTGTAAATAACATCTCTGTCAACTTGAAAGAGAAAAATACCGATTTGAATGATATAAGAAACGATATAAGGGAGATAAAGAATAGAGAGCGTACATATCGTGATGCGAATGGTGATACTATTACTGCTTATAAGAATTTGAAAAGGAGAATTAAATCATGATGAATCCATTATACATTTTTTATTTGGTCAATCGGGATGTTTTTGATCCGGAAATGGAAGGGACTCAATACGGATACAGGTTATTCGCAACCTCCGGTTTTGTTATTAGGGATGCAAAGTACAATACAAGTCCTCTTGTTCCCGTGTCAGAATACACAAAAGTTGCATTCAATGAGAAAGAGGTTACTGTCTGCTTTTTCGACTCAAATCACAAATATATATCCGGCTATTCCGGAAGTAATCTTGATCTGGTTATACCAAATGGTGCGTCAGCAATGGTATTCTGTTATACGGTAGATGACTGGAACAGTGGTGATGTGAGTATTGATTTGCTTCATAAAGCGAAGCCAATCTATAAAGACAGTCTTTCAAAGACATATACAAAAGAGTCCGAGCAGGAGTTTTTCCGTGAAGGCTTGAATGGTGAAATTACATTCATGTGTCGGGATTATTATTTTATCCTTAACCGTCCCTTTGATACGATTTACTATTTAGACGTTTATTGGAGCCAAGACGGTGGACGTACTTTCAATCTGTATGTTAAGACCAAATTCTTACGCACTGACTGTACCATTAACGTGGCTGACCTTTCGGTTCGTGTCAAACCGGATAGTAATGACGCTTATACGAAATTATTGGACGGATGGGAACGGGAGTATGATTTGGTAAGATTAAATCCAGAACTTGAAAAGATATCCCTGTATAGACGTGGAATCTTACAAATCTATACGGCAGGAGATGATAAGGTCTCATGCGCTCTTTCTGGGGTATTTTGGGAACAGGATGCAGATGTGGTTACAGATACAAACGAACTCAAAGAGAAGTATTTCTTTGGTGAATCAGGAACAATTATCGCAATAAACGTGCAAGGAGATGGTATTCCGTCTTATATGAAAGGATATTATATCGCTGATTTTTCACCAACCGCAACTCCGGATAAATACCGTACTGCTACATACAGGCTAAAGGATAATGCCGGATTTATCCAAGTACTTATTTCTGGTACTGGCATTTCTGGAAGTTTTGCGCTGTACGATGGAAAAACTAATGAGCGAATAGGTAACACAAGAGGTGATTTGTATATAGATCCATCAAGAAATGGAACACTTGAGTTTTTTGCTACTTCTAATACGTCTGTAAAAATTGCCACAGGGGACACAAATAAAAAAGTATTTTACACGAGGTATGTTGTGGCCACAAATAAAGTATCTGTTACATGGCATAATAAACCATCGGATGATATGATATCAACTCCGGGATCATATCCCTATGTGATACCGTATGCTGTTCAAGAATTTAAATCATCCGCTATTGTAAAAACGGAACCTTCTGAATGGGGACAGAATGGAAGAGGTGAATACTATTATCCTCCTACCGATATTTCACCTTACAAGGCATATCCTGTTAATCGTGATATGTGGACTGATGATTATTCTTATTGGTTTATACATGACTTCTCAAAGGATGAAATAGAACCAAAATCAAGACTTGAATACACGATGTCTCATGCCATGCCTTTGCATTCTGTCTTATCCGTGCTTCTTGACAAGGTTGCACCGGGTATTACTTTTGGGAATACAACAGAATACAGCCAATTCTTTTATGCATCACACCGTCCTATCGGAGGAGGTCAACGAAAGGTGTACATGACTCCGAAAACCAATATCTTGATAAGTAACTATACCCAACCTGCACAAAAGGCTACTATCACTTTGAAAAGTGTATTAGACATGCTGAAATACGTGTATCAATGCTATTGGTATATTGAGGATAACAAGTTGAAGATTGAGCATATACAGTACTTCCGTAATGGTCGTTCATACACCAACCAGCCGGGAATTGCTATGGATTTGACAAAGTGGATATGTCCGAGCAATGGAAAATCATGGGAGACTGGTCGTAAAGAGTATAAATACGAAAAGTTGGATATGCCGGAACGCTATCAATTTTCATGGATGGATGAAGTCACAGAACCGTTTACCGGTTATCCGATCATCATGAGAAGCAACTATGTCAAGCAGGACAAGATTGAGGAGATATCGGTTAGTAATTTCTCTACTGATATCGACTATATGATATTGCGTTCTGATGAGTTTTCCAAAGACGGATTTGCATTGATGGAAACGATTACGCAGGCCGGCAGAGAGCGTGTCCCTGTTTTATCTCAAACGGTAGACGGTGATATTTATCAGAATCAGAACGGGTATCTGTCCTATTTCTTTCTGCATCCTGTTTATTGGGGTTATAACCTCCCATCTAAAAAAGTGAATATCAATAATTCCGATATCACATTGAAATACATTTCCCGGTTAAAGAGCAGCGAAGCAAAATTCCCTTACGATCGTGAAATATCCCCTTTGAAATTGATACATACCTCCATCGGGGACGGTAAGATAGAGAGTATTTCAGTGAATTTGAGTAGTAGAATGCATTCAATAGATTTACGCTATGATACAGAATAACAATAACAATCTTAGTGTACTTCCGTGGTACACTTCAATTAACGAACAGAATCACCGGAAAAGTTATTCATATGGGGATATATACCCTTTGTTTACTCCTTCAAGCTTTCTGTTGCCTTTTCAGTTAATGAGAGAGTATAGTGAGAATCCGATTCAAGAAGTGCTCCTATACACAAAGAATGGAGTGAAATATGCGGATATAACGTCTGACATGATTATGACGGGATTGGAAATTGTGCATTTTAAGGATTTGGGGTATGATGTAATAGTATATCCGGGTAGGTTACCATTGTCTTTAACAATGTATGACGGAATATATTATGCACGCATGTATGACGGTAAGCAGTATTTCTATTCAGAAATGTTTACCGTTGTTCAGGATATTTCCGCGTATTTGAAAATACAATGGTACGATGTCGAAAATCTTGTATTTGATGCCGGCCAGATAGTATATAACAATCCGGCATTTAAGAATGTACTTTATTTATGTACCGAGCTTGGGAAACCGGAATATCCGTTTGAGGAGGATGGAGAAACATTAGATGGGTATTTCTTCCCGGAAAAGCAGATCTCTGAAAAGACATATCGATGTACCTTTTTAGCACCTGAGTATTTATGTGACGTGATGAGATTAATTCGATTATCTGATTATGTCATTGTAACGGATAAATACGGTAGAGTATATAACTGTGATACATTCTTGGCAACTCCGACATGGCAAACACAAGGAAATCTTGCAAGCGTAGAAGTTGAATTCCAAACTGATACAGTTGTGAAGAAAATATGCCGGGGAACGATATACGAAAATAGGGGAGATTATAATTCCGATTTCAATAACGATTTCAATAACGACTAATTTATTAACTATTAAATCTTAGAATAATGGCAGATTACATTAAACTAAAAGATGCGATTACTGAGGTCATAAAGACTAACGGTAATCAGGAGATAACCGGTCAGATCCTTCAAAATACATTGTTGTCTATCGTCAATGTGATTGGTGAGGATAGGACTTTTGCCGGTGTAGCAGAACTGGATACTAATCCGGGAAATCCGGATCAAAACGTTATTTGGGCGGCAACTCAAAAGGGTACATATACCGGATTCGGAAACTATGTACATGACGGTGTAGGTATTGCCTTTTTAGGTAATACAACTTCTGGATGGCAGGCTGTAAAGATGAATGTAGTGGGAGTCGATTCGGATGGAAACCCTGTAAATCCGGATAGTTATGTCACTAAAGAAGCATTTGAAAGGTTCAAAAAAGATTTGGTCGCAGAACTTACAGATACTTCTGACGCAAATAATATTCATGCCAGATTTGATAGTCATGGTAATGTTATATTTGATTATTACGCTACCAAGCAGTCTGTAGATGCTTTGATCAAAGAGATCGGTTCTGAATCTACTTCCGAATCAGAGGATGGTAGCGTATGGGGTAAATTGATTTCCTTAGTGCAAGATACCACTGTGCATTCTAAAGAGATTTCCGATTTGAATGATGAATCTGATAAGCTACAGGCGGATATGACGAAGGTAAAAAGCGATATATCTAAGTTAGATAAAGACATGGATAATGCTTATACTCAGAATGGATGTCTGTTTTGCCATCACGGTATGGTTAATATTAATTTCTATGATGATAATGTTAGTATTAATTTTCCGTCGCAGGTTACCATTTCGTATTCTGATACTTTGAACGTAGTACATAATCAGGGAGACCTGTCAATGCCTTATGATTTTGAAGAATGGTTTTTAGTACTTGATTTAGAAGACAACAAGTTAAAACTCGTTTCTTCTATAAATCAAATGACTAAAAAAGTATTAGTAGGATGGATCAATGTGCTGTTAAAATCCGCATTATTAAGATGTAGTGATTATTCGATCAACGGTAAACCAATGGATCCTACCAAATACCTTTCTGCATCCGAAATACTCAATGTGATAACATCTACTGCTACAGACCTACCTTTATCCGCGAATATGGGTAGGATACTTTCGACTCAGAATGCCATGATGCATGTATATACTGATAATGTATTTGCCTCCGTTAATTTCAGTAAGACAGATACATCAGTAACCATCTCTTTGCCACGAAACCTGTTGTTGTCATACGGAAATACAAGAATAGGAAACTCGGCTACCGAATCCGGACAAGAGATTATTGATCCAATGACAGACGATAAGCTCAAGTATTTAGTCTATGATTTAAGTGAGAAACAGTATAAATTAGTAAAATACTCATCTCAAATGTCTAATAGCATACTTGTAGGATGGGTCAACGGATTCTTGAAAGAAGCCATATTGAAGTGTAACCGGTACAGGGTAGATGGTGTCTCTCAATCTCCCGATGACTATATCCCAAACTCCGACATTGTTCACGACTTAACAACAACTGATGAGAATAAGGTTCTTGGTGCCGATCAGGCAGGGGCGCTGGCAACTCAGAACGGATGGTTGTTTCCTCGTGAAAAAGGGATTATTCATTTTGAATCAACTTCTTTTAATAACATAACATTAAAAATAGATGGTCGATACTCAGTAAGCTGGGGGAATAGTGTTTTTCGTAATGAAGATACGTCCTTAAAAAACATTTCCGCTTCTGGTTTTCAATCTAACAGATTCCTTGTATATGATATCGAATCTGATTCCTTCTCTTGGGAGGAGTACGGCTTTCAAATGAAAGGAGTGTTGCTTGGATGGTACGACATCACTTCCGGAAACGTTTTTCTCAGATGTAGTGAGTATTCTGTAAACGGTATGCCGGCATCAAATGATGACCTTGCGGAAATTGCTTATAACAATATCCCTACTACGGTGATTCAGTTGAAGAAAAATTCAGATGAGGGCTTCATCAGTATGGTTATGACATCCCCGTTAATTGATTCCGAGATAAATATCACTGGGGGGTATGTATCCTTAAGTACAAATATAGGGACGGAAACCTCTGTGAAAATAAAGAAAGGAGTATCAAATAGTGTGTATTTTAAATGTATTGATCCCTTTGCAGTAATTGAAGCTAAAGGAGTATATAATATAACAAATAATACTCAAAATAATAATTGTTATGTAATAGGTAATGTACGGGATTTCGGTGAAGGGGCAACCCATATATCGTTAGCTTCAGATAATAATGTTACCGGTGAAATAAAAGATTTTAATAGAAAAATGACATATATTCTTATCAATAGTGGCACCTTTTCAAATCCTAAATTATCTGGTAAACTCGAAGACTTACCGAGACTTTTAACGTATTTACGACTTACGAGTGCTGGAATAAGTATTACCGGTAATGTTTCCGATCTTCCTCGTAAATTAACCTATATGTATCTTAATACAGGTTCCCCCATAGATATGTCCGGAGATGTGTCTGACTTACCTCTTAGTTTGGAACAAATTATGTTATATGGTTTAACGGACATATTTACGGGAGACGTGGCGGATCTTCCTCGTGGCTTAGTCTCTATAATTTTTTCCGGTACAAATTATAATATATCTGGGAATATTGCAGATTTACCACCTAACGTACAAAACTTACAAATATCTGGATTATCTACCGTACACGGGGACATTTCAGAATTTCCGAGAGAATTAAAAAGTATTACGCTTTTTGGAAATTGTAATTTAAAAGGTTCGTTGTCTGATTTGCCTACAAACACTAACGTGTTTAATTTACAATCCATAGATTCCGCTAACCCGATAACAGGGGATATTAGTGAGATACCTAACAAGGGAATCGTACATTTTAGTATAACTAAAAATTTCAACGTTACGTTTAATGGGGAATTCCCTATGTCGGATCAAGTATATTATTTCCAGTTGCAACCATCCGAAGTATTCCCTATAGACTCTGCAACGGTTGATAATATACTTATAAAATTAGCGGCTATTGCGGGGGAGAGAACGGGAACGAGAACGATAAATCTAACTGGTGCATGTGCCGCACCTACGGAAGCTTCTCAATCGGCGATCGAGTCATTACAGCAGAAAGGATTTACAGTAACAACTAATAAATAATAATTATGATAGTATCAACAAAACCCTATGTCCTCATCTATAAAGACGGGACAGTACAGAATATCATTAAAGAGAATAGCGGCAAGGTATATCCTTCCGCTACCTCAGAGTATGCAGAATTCGACACCGAGTCGGAAATGAATGACTATATCGAAAAGAATTCTCTGGAAGTTCAGGAATGGGTGTTACATCCGGAAATGGCGGTACCGGAGGAATCAGACTTGCCGGAAGAAGATATATTTCCAGAGGTGGAAGAGGTTATCGATGCTTAGATGAATAAAAAAGTTGCCCTACTTTCACAAGCAGGGCAGCTAAAAAATAAATAAAAACAGATTATGCGTTATCTGTCTTTTGTAAATATGGTAATGGTAATTAATTTTTGAAAAAACAAAAAAAATGTATGATACATAAGAGATATGGATCAGTTTAGTCAAGTTATAACAATGGTAGGTGGAATCGTGGCAACTATCTTGATTCCATTGATTGGAGCATTTCAGTTTTATGATTCAAAGAAACGGAAAGAAGCTGCTGTTGCAAAAAAAGCGGAAGCCGATAATATTACACAGTATGCAGCAGAATGGAAAAGGTGTTATGAAGAGGAACGTGCGGTTGAAGATGTGCTCAATAAGAAAATAGACCAACTTTACCAAGAAAAAGAAGAGGATCGTAAACGTATCCGTGAACTTTTGGATAAGAACACTCGATTGGAACTTAATAATCAAGCTTTGGAATTTCTCAAATGCAATAATGCTCTGAAATGTTTGGATCGTGATCCGCCAAATGAATTTATAAAAAAAGCAACAAGTAATCAAAAGGAGGAATAGGGATGAAGTATTTTACAATTGCAGAACTTTGTAAATCAGAAACAGCAGATCGGTTGGGTATTGATAACCGGTGCAAGAAAGAACATGTATACAATATGACCGCATTAGTGGATAATGTCCTTGATCCGCTCCGGGAGGCTTATGGAAAACCGATACAGGTAAATAGCGGATTCCGTTGTCTGGCTCTCAACAAGGCTGTGAAAGGTTCCGCCACCAGTGACCACATGACTGGAAGGGCAGCAGATATTACCGGTGGTAGCCCGAAAGAGAATAAACGGTTGTTTTATCTGATTCAGGAACTTGGCCTTCCTTTTGACCAATTGATTGATGAGAAGAATTTCTCGTGGGTACATGTATCTTACCGGAAAGAGGGGAACCGTAAGCAAATTTTAGCTTTATGAAATCATTGCCGTGGATATTAATAATTATATTATTAATAGCTTGTGTGGCTGCTTGGTTTCGGCCACATAAGCCTTTGCCGGCAGAGATACGCACCGAGACAAAAATAAAGACCGTTGTAAGAGTTGATACGCTACTTATCCATGCGCCTATGGCTCCGCTATTGGTCGTCCGTTTGACAGATACAATACATGTAGGCGATACTGTAGTTCAGCGTGAACAGGCTTATTATGAGGATAGCCTTTACCGGGCATGGATATCCGGTTACCGGTATTTCCGAGAACTACATATCAGACAGTGACGAATGATATTTACCACACCATTACCCCGAAGAAAAAGCGTTGGGGATTGGGCTTACAAGCCGGATATGGTTATCCGGGTGGATGGTATGTGGGTGTCGGGGTAAGTTGCAACTTATTTATGTGGTAATTGTTATAATAGTGTAGAAGCTTACTTGTAGCGACAAGTGGCGAAGCCTTGGTTCTTAACGGATCGGGGCTTTTTATTTTTAAAGGCTATGATAAACTATTAATATTTGTTCGTTTTCACTATAATTTCTTTTGGTGACATGAAAATAATTTTGGAATTGTCTGGGTAATTTTGTCAATAGAATATGTATATCGTTGATGTACTGGTTGTTATTAATCTGTGTCCTACCTAAATTTGTCCGGGTACTTTTTGGGGTTATTTTGATATATATTTTTATATTTGTATTGTAGAGTTATTTTTATTACAAGAATAATCAAAGAATCTAATATATAATAACTCATATTGTTTATAGAGATAATTTCTTTTGATACGATATTTAATTTTTACTTTATGGAACAAAATCATAATTTAATTATGGATTGGCCTGAATTCAATCCCGAATCGACAATATCCAATTCAACTTATGTTGTTACTTCGATTCATGTAATAAATAGTAGTGTTCTGTTAGCTTCGAATATTACTTTGATTTTTATGGGTGGCATAATTACTGGTAATGGAGACTTGAAAGGTAATAATACATCTTTAATTGCTCCTATCTCGCAAATTTTTGGCTTGGAATTGAATGTCATTGGATCATGGATCATGGATAGAGCATATCCTCAATGGTTTGGAGCAGTAGCAGATTCTTTAGAGGATTGTTCTGATGCTATTAATAAGGCTATTACAATGAAAGGGACAGGGCAAGTGTTCATTCCACGTGGTAAGTATATAATAAAGAAAATACTTCATGTGAAGTATGGTATTCAGTTGGTAGGTGAATCCGGAATGGAAAATAAAACGGAAAAAGAAAAAGGAACTTTCTTAGTAGCAGAGATGGATAATTCTTCACGTTTAGTAGAAGATAGTTTATTTACCAATGGGTATGTTGTGGAAATAAATGTAAAAGACTGGTATGTAAATGAGAAAGGTGAAAAAGTTTGTAATTGGGAAGTATTGTATTCCAGTAATCAAACTCAGATTGAACGATTATTGTTCTCTAATAATATTAGTAAGCTAAAAGCTATATTTAGCGCTGCATCTTGTTGTGAAATAAAAGCTTGCACTTTTAGTAACTTTCAACAAAGTATTGTTTTTAGTAATAACCATTATATAGATCGTAAGAGAGTAACTGGTTGTGTAATAAACAATAGTATTGATATACATAGAGGAGAAAGTTTGTATACGATTGATTTTGGTTTTCTTGGTGATGGTTTAGTTTGTGATTTTAATGCTATTAATAATGGCAGCTACAATAAAGGTATACGGATAGCTTCATGCCTTGGAGGTAATATTACTTCAAATATAGTGAATGCTGACATTTGGATAAGTGGCAGTAAGGGAATAACTTTTAATTCTAACCATATGGAGGATGGTCAAGTTGTTATTCAAGATTCTAATGTAAGTCTGCATAATAATTATTTTAAAAAGTTAAATAGGCCTTGTGTTGTAATACAATCTGGGGGGGACGAAGATGTTTCTGTTGTCAATATGGCAGATAATTTGTTTCTATTTTATGATAAAGAAGATCGTGATGGTGTTCAATATACTGTAGCTGATATTTGTGAGTACGATATTCAGTTAAGGGGGGTAACGACCAAAACTCAAATGGTTCAGATGTTAAAACTTTCACAAAATTATCGTTATTGGGTTCGTTCTGGATCAATAGGTAAAATGTATTTGTGTGGCATTGCATTATGTGGTAATGATATGCTACCTATGAAAGAATTTAATAAATATAGTTATCTATTGTCTCAATCTTCATTAATTGCCCCTAATGGTTATATTGATAAGTTGGGATATATAGATAATGTACGAGATATTTTTATAACATTGTATGGTCTTAATCCTAATGTTATTTGGCAATATTTAGATGGAGAATATTATTATAAAGCTCATGCAATTTGGGATCATGGTCGACAAATATGTAATACTGTTAGGGATTTAGGGAATTGTACCTTGAGTTATGCTTCTAATGGGTTACTTTTCAATATCGTAAATGGGGATACTTGTGGACGCAGAACAAATTTTCGATTTTATAGAGGAAAGAAAGATGGGAATAATATTCAATATACACATTATGTTGATGTTCCTATATGTGGGACTAAGCATTTATATGAAAATGGTATTTCTATTTGTGGTTACAAATGGCAGAAATTGACGGAAGGAATATTATCGGGGAATACTAATATAAAGTCTATCAGTTATAAGGGCAATAATATTGAATGCAGGAGTACAACTTGTCCTTCAGTCGGTTCTTGGCAAGATGGTGATATTGTTTATAATATGGGTACCGGTACTAATTCCTTATGGATTTTTATTAATGGTCGTTGGATTGCTAAGTAATAATATTTAAGTACTCATTTTGGGATAAATACAAAGAATATGTTTGAAAACAAAGCGTATCCGGCCTCCCCGTATCAATTAAGTAAATGTATAAACATACTCGATTGTGAGTATTTTATTGAAAGCTCGATAGCTACTATATCGAAGCACTGGGAGAATCCAACGTTCCACCCCTATATTGAGCATCTATGGGAATTTAGGGAAAAGATAGAAGGGGAAAAGGCATAAAAAGCCCCGCAACGACTCAATTGCGGGGCGGTGTCAAATTAAACGCATTAGAGAATGCGAATTGAGCCTAATAACTTACTTACGTCTGAAAGAGCGTAATTTAATTTTTCTTTTTCTTCTTCGCTGAATTTACATGGCTTGCCGTTTACTATACAACCGTTAATCCGATTATTTAACCACTGGCGAGATTTACCGAAATATTTCTTTGCTATGTACGATAAAGAAATAACTTCCTTTACTTCTTCCAATTGCTGGCGTATGCTTATTTCTTTTTCTATTTCTTTTAATCCTTCGTCTATTTGTTTGTATCCATTTAAAATGAAGTCTGCTATAATATTAGCATCTTCTTTAGAAGAAAATTTGTTTTTTATTTCAATAAACTTTTTTTGATATAACATCTCATTTTCCGGAGTCGGATTATTGAGAAGTATTTGAAGCTCTTTTAATTCATCTTTTAACGTTTTCATAATTTTATGTTTTTAGAACCTCCCATTGCTGGGAGGCATTTTTTACTTTTGTTTTTCTAACTCTTTTAACGCTTTCTCAATGTTCCCGATGTTTTTTTCAACTCTTAGTTTCTCATCAAGGATTGCGTTCATTTTTTCTTCATCTGCATTGCTGTTGTTTTCGAAGATGAAATCAAGCATTTTTAGTTGTGCTTTGTTTTTCATTAGCAAGCTAATTAGATAATCTTTTTCATTACTCATTTTTATTTATACGTTTAATTTGACAATGCAAATATAATATACATTTGTATATTATGCAAGCGTTTTATGATTTATTTTATAGGATGCTGCTTATTTTTTCAGATTATCAAGTATTTTTCTAATAGCTTGATCAGCGTGTTTTCGCATTATCTTTACATAATTAAAAATAGGACGATTCATTTTCATGCTTTGACCGATACAATATTCTAATGTTTCAAGATTTATTCCAAGCTCGAAACCGTGTTGTACAAAGCTCTTTCGTGCTGAATAGTATACTACGTGTGATTCGATACCTATTTTTTCGGCAAGGCGCCCTATTTCTTTTGTGACATACTTTCTGAAATTATCATATGTGTATTTATACCCAAAGTTAAGTTTCCCACTTTTACTGATCCATTCTTTGATAATCGGTTTTGCTTCGTCCGGTATAGTAAGACTTACTTTTTTATCACCTTTTTTAGTGTTCTTAGATTTTTCTCGTATGTATTCAATTGTATCCTTGTTTTTAAAATTAAATTGCATGAGGTCTATGAGATTAATACCTCCAAGATAATAGGATAGCATAAAGAGATCACGAGCCATTCTTAGAGATTTTTCTTTTGGGGTTGAATCTCTAATCATTTTTCCTTCTTCAACGGTGATATCAAGCTCTCGTACACTTCCTGCCGGCTTTTCGTAATATTCAAAAGGATGTGTTTCATAAGCCGCTTTTTTATCTCGTATTGCTTGATTGATTATTGCCTTTAAATGAGCCATATGTGTCCCTCTTGTGACAGGATTTAGATTTCTTTCCTTATTCATGTAGATGTCGAAATCTTTTATGGTACGTGGAGTAATACCATCTAACATAATATCATACTTTATAAACTCATTAAAATAATTACAGGTTCTACGATATAGTGCGGCTGTGCTTTTTCTGCCTTCATTTTCCATATTGATTATGAATTCGTTGGATGCAGTATTAAAACTTGTAGTACCTTGTTTAACGGTTGACAAGTATTCGATGAGTTGTTTACAAGTATATGATTGAGTATTTATTCGGTCGAGTGCTTCTTGATATGAATTAAGGATATTCCTTAATTTCATATTTATACTCGAAGCATTTGCTGTTCCTACAACTTGCCCGTCTTTGAAATAAGATAAATTGTCAATAGTGAATCGGGTAACAAGGTATCTTGTTTCTTGTTTGTGTCCAATTGCGATTCTGATTTTGTGTTTTCCGCTTTTCAGCATCTTAGCTGGAACAACGGCAATTTTGAGAGTTGTCAT